TGCTAAGCTGTTAAATTTATATCATAACAACCAAATAAAATTCAAGGTCGGAAATGATACTGAAAAGCGATGTCATGTATGCAATAACCTGGGTTACACTGCCCGGTTTTGCCATAATTGTGGCAGGGAGGCTAATCCCAAACAAGGAGGATGAAAGTATGAATTACATAGCATACGAAGCGGAAAACCACCAGCTTGGATCTTTTGAAACATTTAAAGAAGCTGAAGAATGGCTGCTTGAATACTGCAACGAATACGCAGCAGAAGATGGTTATTCCGAAGAAGCGAAATGCGGACAATGCTTTATTGCCAGGGTGACCCACGTTACAAATTATAGAATAACAGACGAAAAGAAAAATTACGGCAAAGATGAAGAGTGGCCGTATCCCGATGAGTTTGATAGTGTTGGTGTGTTAGAAATGAAGGAAAAAAAATGAACTATCTATCATTATTCACAGGTGTTGGAGGCGGTGATCTTTCGTTTCAACATCTTTTAGAAGGGTTCAGGTGTGTAGGTTATGTCGAATATGAAAAATACTGCCAAGATGTCATACGTCAAAGAATCGAGGATGGATTGCTTGATTGCGCTCCCATCTTCGGTGACATTAGAGAGTTCAACCGAGATTATGCGGAAGGGTATAAGGGAATGGTTGACCTCATTACAGGGGGATTCCCATGTCAAGACATCAGTTGTGCAGGAAAAGGAAAAGGAATTGAAGGGGAAAGATCAGGGTTATGGTCAGAAATGGCAGAAGTGGTATGCCAGATTAGACCCCGATACGTCTTCGTGGAAAACTCCCCAATGCTCACTATTCGAGGACTTGGAACCGTCCTTAGAGACTTGGCCCAAATGGGGTTTGATGCGAAATGGGGTTGTATATCGGCTGCCCAAATCAATGCAACTCACAAAAGAGATAGAATTTGGATTGTTGCCTACCCCAAGAACATTCATGGCTTATGCAGCCAAAAGACAAAAAGAAACAAATTTCAAAAATTTAGAAGATTTGAATCCAGAGGCAAAATTGAATCCAATTTGGGTAGAATATATGATGGGATGGCCTATGACATGGACCGACTTAAAGCCATTGGAAACGGGCAGGTTCCAAGAGTGGCTGCAACTGCATGGGAAATATTAAATAACCCTTGACATCCACAAAACAATATGCAATTATGGCTCAGAGGTTAAATCTTATGAGTGAACGGACGGCACTCGAAAATCCATTAAAAATAGAAAAGGCAATTTGGCATCGTTTGGCGCAATGCTATTCGAGGGGACGTCTGCCCCAGTCAAGTTGCCTTTTGTGTGTTTAATGAGGACAAAGGAAAAATAAATGAATCAATCTTCTATTGTTATTTTTGAAAAAGCCTCAAAAATGCTTGAGGAAGCAAAAACCATACAAGAAGCGCATGAATTGAAAAATCTTGCATTGACCGCTATGGAGTGGGCAAAAAGAAAAGGTCTTGGTGAAGATGCAATAAAACATGCAAGGAGCTACGCACTTTTAGCGGAACGAAAAATGGGTGAGATGTTGAGACAGACGGAGAGGGCGAAAGGTGGACAACCATATCAGTCTACCAGTAGCATGGGGAAACCAGTAGAACCCACCCTTTCCGAGCTTGGCTTGACAAAGAGAGAAAGTGCTGAAGCTCAAAAATTAGCTGAAATATCAGATGAAAAATTTGAAGAAGTAAAAGAGGGGAAGAAAAGCAAGAAGCAGGTTTTCAGAGAGCAAAAAAAAGAAGAAAAAATAAATAACCCTCCAAAACCATTAGAGGGTAAATATCGTATATTTTATGCAGACCCACCATGGAAATACGGAGATCAGTTAACAGAAAACTATGGTCCTACAAGATTCCATTACGATCCAATGTCAATATCTCAATTATGTGAATTACCCATTAAAGATATATCAGAAGATGACGCTGTTTTATTTTTATGGGTAACATCTCCAATACTCCCAGAATGTTTTAGCGTCATTAGATCGTGGGGGTTCAAATATAAAACCTCTTTTGTATGGGATAAAATTAAGCATAACATGGGGCATTATAATAGTGTTCGGCATGAATTTTTGTTAATTTGCACAAAAGGATCATGTCTGCCTGACACAAAAGAATTGTATGACTCAGTTGTGTCAATTGAACGTGGCAAGCATTCAAAAAAGCCGAGTGAGTTTAGAGAAATGATAGACAAGTTATATATCAATGGAAATCGGATTGAGCTATTTGCGAGAGGTGATTTGCCAGAGCAATGGACTGGCTGGGGCAATGAAGTAGAATGAAAAACACTAAATTAATTGAATATGGTATTTTTCAGTATGATAGTGATTATTGTGCTCATGTTGGGTTTGTTGCTGCAATGATTTTTCTTTATGAAACAGAATATATGAAAAAGTTTATTTCTTCAAATTCATATCGAAAAGCTCCTGCATATCAAGGAAATATTAAAACTGCTGAAGGTTTTTTAGTGCCTTGGGATAAGCCCGATTTAATTACAATTAACTTGCCTATATTAAATAAAAAATATTCTTTTTGTTCTGATACTTCAACTAAAGGGCAATGGGCTGTTGATGTTGTTAAACATGCTTTAAGGTTGGGTATGATCCCTTTTCGTTTTAAGGTAGATGAAATAACCGACAAAGATATGCAAATAAAGGGAAAAGATATTATAGCAATTAGCACTTTCTCAATACAGGTTAAATGTGATTGGAAAGCAGGGCCAATGGAAAAAGGAGGCACTGGTAATTTATTTATACAGACGCATGAATGTAATCCATTTGGAAAACATTAATAACCCTTGACATCAACAAAACAATATGCCATGATAGAGTCATGCTAAATTCAACATTAATAAACATAAAACAATTCAAATTTAAAGAAGTCCTGGAAGCCGTAACCCGAAAGGGCCGGGGGGTTGTTGAAACCCTGCATCTTCCAGGGCTTCTTTTTTTTTGAAAAGCGCACTCATTATGGAATATTTAGAGATAAGAAATTGGAATAAATGGCAAACATACAGAGCAGACAGAGGGCAACCACCTTGGATAAAAATACACAGGCGGTTAATGAGGAACCCGGAATGGGTTTCACTTTCTGATGCTGAACGTGGTCAACTTGTCGGCATATGGTTGCTTGCTGCTGACCATGATGGCGTCATCCCGGCGTCAAAAGAATTAATTAAAAAATTATGCTATATGGAGTCAGACCCAAATATCAATAAATTCATAGAGTTAGGTTTTATAAATTCTAATGGCGTCAACTCGGCGTCAACTCGGCGTCAAGACGACCAACCAGAAGCAAAAGCAGAAGCAAAAGCAGAAACAGAAAAGATATTCTTGTCTGATTCTATCGAATACAGACTATCAGAACTACTTTACTCTTTAATATTGAAAAACAATGCCACCCATAAAAAACCATGTTTAAATAAGTGGGCAAAAAATATTGATTTAATGATTCGCATTGACAAACGAAAGCCTGATGAAATTGAATCTATGATTAAATGGTGCCAAAAGGATGCTTTCTGGCATAAAAACATTTTGAGTACCGGGAAACTACGAGAAAAATTTGACCAGCTTTATTTAAAAATGAAACCATTACAAGCATCATACGAAATAGAAAATTGGGGGTGAGCAATGAAAAACAAAAGTCTATTCAAGAAACACATGAAAACATTCAACGAATTGTATGACAAAAACATAAGTAAAGGTTTGCTCGATGTTTATTGGGATGCCTTGGATGTATATTCTGACGAAGAATGCGAAAAAGGTTTTAAAGAAATTATCAAGTCTTGTGTATTTTTCCCGAAGCCAGCCGAAATTATTAATTTGATTGAAAAGGCAAACAAATGCAAAACTCCGGTATGGTATTAAAAACCTGGCAAGACTTTAATATTGACATTCCAGATGGTGCATCTGGGCACGCGAGAACGCTATGTCCTCAATGCTCAGATAGTAGACAGAAGTCTAAAGAAAAATGTTTATCTGTTGATATGGGCGAAGGTGTTTTCTTTTGCCACCATTGCGGATTTAAGGGGAGTCTGAATAATAAAAAAGACTCGGAAATAATAAAATATTTCAAACTCCCAAAGCAGGAAATAAAAACAAACCTCCCAGAAAACGTAATAAAGTGGTTCACACAAAGGGCTATAACAGAAGCGACCCTCCAAAAATGTTTCATAGGGTATGGCGATAAAAAAGACATACAATTCCCATATTACAAAGACGGCAAGATCGTTAATATCAAACATAGGGCATATCCAAAGAAATTTTGGCAAGAAAAGGATGCTGAAAAGTGTTTGTATAGGTATGATGATATTAAGAATGGCGGGAATTTTTTAATTATAACTGAGGGTGAAATTGATTGCTTATCATTTATTGAGGCCGGGTACAATATTGTTACATCTATTCCCGATGGTGCACCAAGTGAAACCGCAAAAGAATTTAATACTAAGTTTGATTTCTTAAAAACCGCAGAGGATATAATAAAGAAATTTAAAAAGGTTATTCTCGCAGTTGATGCTGATGGGCCAGGCAAAAGAGTTGAGAAAGAACTTGCAAGACGGATAGGACAAGAAAAGTGTTATAGGGTTGAATATCCAGGTGGTATGAAGGACGCAAACGAGTTGCTTTGTAAGTCCGGCAGGGAAGCGGTGAAAAGGTTAATAGATAGCGCAAAACCTTTCCCTGTTGAGGGGTTGTTTTCCGCTGCTGACTTTAAAAATGAGGTTGGGTTATTATATGATAATGGAGTGAATAGTGGGTTATCGTCAGGGTGGGATGAACTCGATCAATATTACACTGTTAAGGCGAATGAATTTACTGTAATTACTGGTATTCCAGGTGCTGGAAAAAGTAATTTTATGGATAATATTGCAGTTAATATGATGGAGCTGCATGAATGGAAGTTTCTATTTTTTTCTCCTGAAAACTGGCCTGTTGAGCGGCATATCCAAAGCATATTAGAAAAAACACTTAAACAGCCTTTTTCACAAAACTCTCAAAATATTAATAGAATGGATAGAATTGATGCAATTGAAACCATTGAAATACTTGATAAGTATATGTTCTTTGTTTATCCTGAAGATGGGTATTTAACAGTTGATGAAATATTAGAAAAGGCAAGGATGGCTATTTATAGATATGGAATTAATGGTATAATTATAGACCCTTGGAATGAAGTTGATCACGATTATTCAGGCATGACAGAAGCACAATACCTATCAAAAGCATTATCAAAAATTAGACAATTTGCGAAGCGGAATGCAGTGCATATTTGGATTGTTGCGCATCCTAAGAATCTTATAAAAGATAAAGATGGCGAATACAAACCTCCAACGATGTACGAAATATCTGGCGGGGCTCATTGGCGAAACAAGGCAGATAACGGGTTGTGTCTACACAGACCAGACATGCTTCTAAACGAAACAGAAGTGTATATTCAAAAAATACGGTTTAAGGAAGTCGGCAAGGTGGGAATGATAAAATTGAAATATTCCAAGGATGTTGGGAACTATATTTAAAAGCAAAGCGAGGGAATAATGGATAAATTTATCGAAGAAGAGATTAGAAGATTTCACCCAGTTGCTAAACAATTATTTTTTGAGGGTGTATCCCTTGAAAAAATTATTAATACCCTTATCAAACATCTCATTATACGGCTTAACGAACGAGGGATTAAAAATGGACAAACAAAACAAAAAGCGTAAAGTCCAAGGAATTTTTCGAAAAAAAATATATCAAAAATACAATGGTCATTGTGCATATTGTGGTGAAAAAATAGAATATGATGAAATGAAAGTGGATCATATTAGGCCAAAGTCTCTATTTTATATTGGAAGTATCCATAGAATACCAAAATATGATGTTGATGACATTCAAAATCTAAATCCTGCTTGTAGAATATGTAATTACTGGAAACATAATTTTACGGTTGAACAATTCAGACATGAGATATCACAGCAAGTAGAGAGATTAACAAGGGATAGCGGGAAGTTTCGTTTTGCCTTGAAATATAAGGTTATCGAAGTCACAAATAGTCCTGTAGTATTTTATTTTGAAAGGACTAAAAATGAACAAACAAAATAAACCCATAATATTTAGAACGGAAATGGTTAGAGCGATTTTGGATGGCCGGAAGACTCAAACAAGAAGGGCTGTTAAAATTAAGTCCGGGGATTCTTTTAATACATATTCGATACAACCAGGTTATATTAACGGTGGCCACGATAATTATTATGGATTTTCATCTGAGGAGCATGATTATAAATGCCCCTACGGGCAACCAGGAGCGACACTTTGGGTTCGGGAAACATTTGCTTTGGATGAATGGTTTTATTTACCAGGGCACAAAGAGGTTTTATATAAAACAGATAATATAGATTCGGATTATCCTGTAAAGTGGAAACCATCAATTCATATGCCGAAATGGGCTTGTCGTATATGGCTTGAGATAATCAATATAAAGGTTGAAAAATTGCAAGATATTAGAATGTCCGATTGTGAAGCCGAAGGCGCCAAAGATTATTTATATGGTGAGTATCCTAACAGTTATAATATTAAAAAAGCAGGGTCTTGTTTAAGACATAATTTTCATAGGCTTTGGGATTCCATTAACGAAAAAAAACATCCTTGGGCATCAAACCCGTGGGTGTGGGTTGTCGAATTTGAAAGGATTAAAAATGAAAAATAAACCACGAAAACCGTTACCAGGTGAGATTGAGGCCATGTTTGCTCAATGGGTGATAAATTGGATCATAATTTTGCAAGATAAGGAAAAAAATGAATAATATTGAAAGCAGAATTTATTTTTATAACAATATAGATAAAATGTTGAGCTATCTAATAATGAAGCAATTCGATTTCAACAACGGCGATATTCCGCTTGACGAAATGGCAGAAATCGTCAAGACAAAATGCAAGAATATGCTTGAAATAATTGAAAATATGTAAAGGAGGTTAAAATGGAAGGATGCATCGCATCAGCACATTGGGAAGCATGTGAAAGCTGTAAACACCTTGGGAGTCATGGGTGTAAATTCAATGTTATTAATCTGTCAGTACATCCATTAGGGGATTCTATAATTTGTGATGACTATGAAAACGACCAGGAGGAGGTAAAAAATGGAAACTGATTGTGACAATGTAATGTTACCAAAGGCCGACAATTCGGTAAAATGGATATGTAGATGCGGAATAAGACCATCAGAAAGAAATTATAGGTATGTTAAAACATATTCGTTTAGGCTTAACGTGTATGTAAAAACATATTCGTTAAGGCATTTTTAGAAAAACAGAAAAAACGGCAAAATTGACGTAAAGGCTTACAGGACATGGATTTACAGCAAAAAAGCGACTTTTTAAACGAATATGAAAAAACATACTATTCTTTAAAGACTCTTTATCCCCTATGGCGGGCAGAGCATCGGAAAATCGAATCGAAAAAGTTTTGTCCGGTATTTCTATCAATAAAAGCGTCAAGAATCGAAATCGCTTTTTTTTTGGGGTTGGTTCAGAGACGGAAAACAGAAGAGGTAGAAACATGAAACTAAAAATATTCAGGCAAGCTCAAACACAAGGTTTTTTCAGGTCCAGAAATCAGAAACACCTTAACGTCTGGTATGGTCATTGTAAACTTAATGGAAAACTTTTTGTGTGCATAAAGGATGCGAGTAAATATTGCATGATTGAAGCGGATGCTATTTGTACATCCTATAATTTCACAGAACTTGGAATCACAAGGATTTTAGACATTGGTTTGTCTTTTAATGATAATTTTCACAAATTGAAAAAGGGGGCCAGTTTTAGTGCTGGAAAGACTTACGTTTATTTTTCAGGATTTCCAAAAGAAGATGCCGTTCTTATTGCTGAGAAAATTATTGATATATGGAATATGCCAGCCAGCAAAGTGTCTATTAGGACATAATAGAGGAGGTGGATAAACGGCATAAAAACAGTAAACTTTTTAGTAAACTCGATCTTGTGCAGTTTACAGTAAACTTTTTACTAAACTCTTGTAAACTCAAGCTGGATAAATATTTGAAAACATTTAAAAAACCTTGCAAGAAGCCAGTAAACTTTACAGATAAAATGCGTTTAGTTTACTCCTCCCCCTGTAGGGGGAGTAAACTGTAAACTTTTCATAAATAAACTTTGTTTTTGACAGGTAAGAATAAAAAAAAGGGTGTGCCGCTTGAGTGAAATGAGTCCCCACTTCGGCGGCGGGATCTTCAGATTGGCGGGGATCTGAAAATTTAAAATTATGAGTATATCAATATCAGACATAGAAAACGACCAGGAGGAGGTAAAAAATGGAAACTGATTGTGACAATGTAATGTTACCAAAGGCCGACAATTCGGTAAAATGGATATGTAGATGCGGAATAATATTTGCTGTGTTGATATTGTTTTTTGCTACAGTAGGATTATACCAAACTTGGTATGGTGTGCCTTACATGAAAGATAGAATCCAAGAACTCGAAAATGAGTCATTGGTATGGCAGATGAGGGCTATTGAAGCAGAAAAAGAAATTGACAACTACAAGGTGGCAATGAATCTTGAGAAACTTTTCTTGCTCGTTGCTAAACCAGACACCATTACATTGCTCGGAGATCTGGAGAAAGAGTTGTGCGGAAAAGCTCAGTTCTGCCTGGGGAAGGACAAAGAATGAACAGTATAACTGAACACAAAAAAACAGAGCAATTCACGGAATTTTCAAAAGAGGTTATTAAACATATTGAGAATTACGTAGTACCTCAGTATGGCGACTTCCCGGATAAAACAATCGCTAAATTCACACCAGAAAAAATGCAAGGCAAGCTCGAAGCGTATATTGATAGAATTGGCAAAAGCTCAAGGGGGCCTGAAGACGGGATTAGAGACTGTCTAAAAGTAGCTCACTTTGCTTGCTATTTATGGTGTCTTTTAAAGTACGGAGATGCTCAAGACAATATAATTCATGAGGAAAAAACATGCAAAAAAACAATTTAGTAGATGAACGATTCGGAAGGTTAACCGTTATTAAGGAAGTTAAAGAACGAAAAAATAAAAAAATATTTTGGGAATGTTTATGTGACTGTGGCAAGACAACAAATGTTCAGTCATATCATTTAAAATCTGGAAGAATAAAATCATGTGGCTGTATCAGGAAAGAAATAATATCAACGTTAAATAAAAAACATGGAATGTCTAATACCTATGAACATGGTGTTTGGAGAACAATGATACAAAGATGTTATAATAAAAAAGCAACCAGTTATAAAAATTATGGAGCAAGGGGAATAACTGTTTGTGGTAGGTGGAGAGAATCATTTGAAAATTTTATACAAGACATTGGTATGAGGCCATCAGAAAATCATCAAATAGATCGAATAGATAACAATAAAGGGTATTGTTCGGAAAACTGTAGATGGGCAACAAGAATAGAGCAATGTATAAATAGGAGAAAGAGGTTCGACAATAAGTCTGGAAAAACAGGTGTTTATTTTTATAATGGAAAATGGAAAGCGTCCATTATGATTAATGGAAAGCGTATTCATTTAGGTGAATTTAAAGATAAGAAACAATCTATATTAAGTAGAATTGATGCTGAGAAAAAATATTTTATACCCATACTAAAATATGGCGATGCTCAATCGAATATTTGGAGGTGAACTAATGGGTCTAAAGACACAAAGAAGGATACGACTGATAAAAGAGGCTATTGCCGAGGCAGACCAATTTATTGACCGGGCTCATCTCTTAATGGACCGTCTTAACGAGGATACATGGGCCAGATATCAGTGTAAGGAATCTGCTGCCCTCAAGCGGAAATCTATGGATCTTACTCGTGCACTTACGGAGTACAGGAAAGCATAAAAAGAGGAGGATTTTAAATGATAAAAGCAGGAAAATTAATTTGTGTGGATCAAGGCAAATACTCAGATTATTATGTACTCGGTCTTTTTGTTGCATTGCAAGATTTTTACCCAATGAGAATGCTATCTAAGTATTTAGAAAAACATCAAGACCAAAAGATCGAATATAATTTTAAGCCAAGCCAATTTTTATCTTATCTTATATCAGAAGGTCTTCTTTTAGAGGTTGATTACGGAACATTATTTTTAGGAATGTACGGGTCATGCAAAGATGCATCTTTCAATCCTGGACCTGAAAACTAATATTAGGAAAGCATAATGGGTAAACGGCTACCATATACACCTAATAGCAGAATAAAATCAGCACTTAGACAATTATGGCTAAGATCAAGAGAACGTGCCAAGAGACTAAAACAAGACAATTACACATGCCAACGATGCGGGAAAAAGCAGAGCAGGGCGAAGGGCAGAAAGGTTTATATTGAGGTGCATCATAGACACGGGGTTTGTAACTGGGATGAAATTTATCGAGTGATACGTGAACAACTTCTAACCAACCCAGAAAACCTTGAAACACTATGCAAGGACTGCCATAAAAAGGAGGAAAATAAATGAGCTACAATAAAAAGATAATGAAATTAGGGAAAATTTGCAAGTATAAACACGAATACAAAAACACCGGAAAAAGCTGGAGATATATCAGCTCAAACCACTGTGTTGACTGTAATCGGGAGTATCAAAAGATCAGGAGATCAATCCAAGCTATTTCAACCAAGGTAAACATCAAGAAAAAGAGGGAGGAGCAGGAAGCCAGGAAATTAGCTGCAGAACATTGCCCAAAATATAGTGAATGTCTAAGCACGGCAGCTCATGAAAAATGGGGTGGAACTAAAATGCAATGTCACAAGTGCGAGGAATACCAGAAAATCAAGGTTGAGGGTGTATGGAAAAAAGAAGCTCAGTTGCAGCAATGCAACGGGGATTATAACGAAAGAACAGAAAGCCCGGTTTGGGCGTGATGGAGGGTAGAATGAACAAAACAATAATAACAGATATAGACATGCCATTATTATCAATGGTGAGGTTCATGGTTAAATGGGCTATAGCTGCTGTTCCAGCTATGATTATTCTAAGTGTGTTTGGATTTTTTTTGTTTAGCTTCCTGGCTGGTATGTTATGAACGTAAAAAAATGTTTTTTTAAAAAAATAATAAAATAATTATTGACATGTATTTAAAATAGTGTATGGATTATTATATCTAATTATATTAACTTATATTTCTAATACATAAAAATGGCTAATAAAAAATTTACGGAGAAACAAGTCGAAGATGCATTGCGAGCAACCGGCGGATTTATAACGTATGCCGCCAAACAACTTGGTTGCCATTACGTCACCGTCCTTCAATACCTCAAAAATTCAGAATACCTTAGAAAAGTACGCCACGAGATAGATATGTCTTATCTTGATCTTACCGAGGTTGAATTGATAAAGAAAGTTAAATCCGGTGATCTTGGAGCTATTTGCTTTTACCTGAAATGCAAGGGCAAGAACAGGGGTTATGTTGAACGGTATGAACACGGCGGCGTAGATGGCGAAGCAATCAAAATTACAGTCACTAAAGAATGAAATATGACATAGAATTCAAGCGCGACGCTTTCAATGAAATCTACTATCCATTGCTTGATGACGATACCAGAACTCAGATTTTATTTGGCGGGTCAAGTTCTGGAAAGTCTGTATTCGCTGCACAGAGATGTATTCATGATTTATTGATAGGCGGCAGAAATTATTTGTGTTGTAGAAATGTCGGCAAGACGATTAGGACCTCAGTATTTAATGAGCTGAAAAAACTTATCAGCATTTTCGGTCTCAACAAACTCTTTGATATTCATAAGTCAGAGATGTCGATTACATGCAAGAATGGTTACCAGGCATTAATGACAGGTCTTGACGATGTTGAAAAGGTAAAATCAATAACCCCGGCTAAAAGCGTTATAACTGACATCTGGATCGAAGAAGCTACGGAATGTCAGGAGAACGATATTCGGCAGCTGACTAAACGGTTAAGGGGAAAGTCTGCCGGCCTAAAAAAAAGGATGCTATTTACTTTCAATCCGATATTAAAGGCCCATTGGATATACAATAGATTCTTCAAGAGGTTTGGGGATGAAGACAGAGAATATCGGGATGACGATCTTTATATATTAAAAACAACATACAAAGACAATACCTTTTTAGAACCTGATGACATCAAGGCCCTTGAAGATGAAACAGATGAGTATTTTTATAATGTTTACACGTTGGGTAACTGGGGCGTACTTGGCAATCTAATCTTTAAGAACTGGAAAGTTCAGGATGTGAAAAGCGATCCAATATATAAAACATTTGATCTTTTCAAGCATGGTCTTGACTTCGGATATTCAAATGACCCAACAGCATACAATAAAATGTACTATCAAAAGTCTAGGAACAGACTATTCATTCTTGACGAATACCGAGACATTGAAGTAACCAATGATCAAATCGCAGAGTCACTAAAGCCATATTTGCAGGGTGATAATGTTGTGTGTGATAGCGCAGAGCCCAAGAGCATACAGGAATTAAACAACTACGGAGTGTCAGCTCTGCCGGCAAGAAAAGGAAAAGATTCTGTTATCCATGGCATCCAATGGCTTAAACAGCAGGAAATTATAATTGACAGATCATGTCAACACACCAAAAACGAATTTGAGCAATATCAT